AATCCTGCTGTATTTGTTGTCAATCCCAAATCCGTTGACGAACCACCCGACACGTTTCTTTTCAAAGTGTGATAAAAATAAGAAGCACCGGAACCCATGTATCCCATGAAATCAGCCCGAATGATTATTAGGCTGCTTGTTTCTTTTGGCGTGATGGTTAACTCCATAAATCCCTTGGAGTAGGATGTACCCGTGCCAGACCAACGGGTGGCCGACCAATCAGCAGTTGGGTCCTTACGCACAACCTGAATCACATGACCCGGAATGCTCACACCATGACCGCTGGTCTTCTCAACAATGTCATCCACAAATAGCTTACTCATTGTGCAATCTCCATCGCAGTAATACTAAAACTATCATCTGGGTTTGCAAGTATTGTCGCAGCCCCGCTACCACCTAATCTTGCAACATATATTTTATAAATTAGTGCATTTGTGGTTGCAGGCGAATCTAAATGCTGAAAAGAACACTGAAACAATGATGAAGCAGTAGAAGCATTGAAATATGCAATGTGTCTACTAACTTGACCAGATGGGAGTCCAGAGACAGCCGCGAAAGAACCGCCAGATACATTTTTATATAGTGCCATTTTAACTGCGTTAGCAACAACCCCATCTTGATAAAATCCTTGACCATGAAAGGTAACAAGTATTTTACTGGAAGAATATTTTGGTGTTATTGTTACCGCAGCCGCAGTTGCACCAAAAGTTGTTGAGGATACTGCAAGAGTAGTATGAGTACCATCTCCGTTATAGCCTTGAAAAGTTTGTGCTTGAATCACATGACCCGGGATATGCACACCGCTACCACTGGTAGCTTCAGCAATCTTGTCTACATTTATTGTCGAAGCCATCTATGCCTCACAGTATTGTTAGGTTGCCGTTAACCGTAATCGTGGTTGACGAACCTATCGTTAGAGGGCCAATCGCCAAGGCGTTCTTGGTTGACCCTATTGTTGTGTTCTCTGTTACGCTCTGACCGTTTGTGCGGAACACAGCCGTATCGACTGTTGTGTTTGTTGTCTGGAACTGCGGCGCTGTTATCTCCCCAGCAAACGTACCCCCAGAAGCCTTACTCACTGTATCAGTTACGCTGAATGCGCGATAGGCTCTAATGACTAACTCATCGTTTAAAGCTGCGCCTGTCCCTAGTGTTATTGTGTCCCCACCACTAGCTGTGAAATCTGAGCTATCCAGATGCACACCGTTTAAGTAAACATCTACGTCATTGCCGCTAATCGCCAGTATAGCACCAGTGCTGTCTGCGCCAGTAAACGCAGTCTGGCTTGCTGTAGCCACATACTTAAATAGCTGCATGGCGTAACTGGTTGGCTGGTCTACGGCGCGACCAAAGTAGCGCACAGTAATGATGTCACCGTTTGCAGGGGCTGCGGAGAATGTAAGAGTGTTTGCCTGTGCTGTATAAGCTGCGCTAGACCCCGGTTCCTGAACCACGTTTCCTATAGTCACGACAATAGCCTCACCGCTCACAACATGCTGCGATAAAGTGAAGGCAGTGGCGCTCCCTGTTCCAGTAAACTTCTGGAATGTTATGTCACCTACATTTGGGTCTATACCTATGTATGCCATTTTTTATACCGCGATTTCTATGAGGGTTAAGGTACAGTTTCCAGAATTAGCCCACGTTCTTGCTGAACTTACTCCGTTACCCCTGTTGATATAGTAATTTGAACTTTCTCCGGTCAACGCTTCCAACGTGTATGTCGTTGCACTTGTAGTTGCTGGGGAATCAAGATACTGAAAGTTCATTGTGGTCGGCCCCTCATTTGGCCCACCACCACTAGAGTGAACATTTGTTCCTAAAAAGTTGGTAGCGTTTGTATTACCGCCAATGCGTGAACTGCCTCTCTTTAAACTCCACGACATATCATAATCAATACCCAGTCCACCCATTGTGCCTTTAGCAAGTATAAGTACCTTACTGCTATTAGATGATGGTGTTATAGCCAACGAAAGTATGTCAAACCCAGTATCTACGCTTGATGCAGAAGAAATTGTACTTGTTGTGTTATATTCTGCATAAACAACTTGCAACACCTTCCCGCCTACGCCGGAAGCAAAAGAGTCTGATTGCATTTTAGATATAGGCATCTAGTTACTCCGCCAAACTAGCCAATGCTTCTTCGTTTCGTTTTGCTGCTGTCTTAACAACGCCTAACTCAAAGGCTTGTGTCACTTGTGCGTCAGCGCCTGTGGCAATAGCAATTTCGTTTTCGTTACAGTGTGCCACTAACGCGGCAATGATTTCTTCTTGTGCAATACGAGCGCGATTATGAAGCGCATTGTCGGCCCAGTCCTGAACCGATACAGAGGCGTATTCCATGCACTTGTTCTGTGTGTCTGTAAGGACCACTGTGATATCTGGCATTGTTTTTACTCCTAGTTAAAATTATTTATACGCTTATCCTAAAAGCATCCCCGAAAGGTGACCGTGACCACCAGCGGCGTAAAAATACAAAGATCCATATACCTTTACAGTGTCATTGACCGACAAATTTAATATAGCTGAACCAGTAATAGATTGCTGATTAGCAATGTTCTGAAATCTCATTAGCGCTGTATAGCCACCACCATTAATCGAAAAATATAATTCTCCAGAACTTGATGCATTTGGATAATTTAGTGCAGATATAGTAAATAAGTATCTTCCAGCAACAGGCGCTGTAAAGGTATAATTACTACCATTATAGTGATTTCCAACATTATGAGTAACAGTATTATAGGGACAGACACCCGTGGAAAGCAATGTTCCTGTATGAGTGCTTCCAGCAAAAAAGTACGGTTGCACTGGCATCGTGACACGGCCTGAACTGTCAACAACCATTCTGACATTGTTGTTTGTCGCTAACTCAAGACCATCTGCACCCGTTGTACCAAAGAACGCATTGTTTGTTGCTGAACCTAAAAATCTATTTCCACTGCTGCCCTCTACTCCCACAAAAGCAGTCACAGCATTATTAGTAAATTGTAAATGATTTTCACCAGTATCAGATGCAGCGCCTACACCAACATTACCACTAAACGTACCAGTGGTAGCAGCAAGAGGCTGACCAGAAGGATGCTCTAATCTTGTTGTTGGCTCTGCCAGACCTCGGTATACAACGTATACATTGTTTGTCCCAGCGTCAGGTGCTGCATCGAATGTTAGTGTAGTTCCTGTGGCAGTATAGGACTTTCCAGAACCCGGCTGTTGAGCCACGTTATTCACAAACACGTTCAGGTCTTCAGCCACATTAACCGGACGGTTCAGTGTGAAGGCCGTAGCAGAACCGTTCCCACTAAAATACTGGCTAGTAGGAGTTGCTAGTTTCTGTGATGGTGGTGGCCCAAGATATGCCATTAATCTGCATCCTCTATGGTTAGAGTGCCAGCAGCTACTTGGCGCATGATTTCTGCGTAGTGTCGGTTGGCTGGGTCTGCTGGAATGGAAAGTTCGTTTCCATCAACCGTAGCAATTACGCCTTTGCTCGCTCCCCCTGTGATAGGGTGATTAGGTTTATATTTTGCTGCTGTAATATCCATTTTTACAACTCCGAATCTAGCGTAAATGTTGTGCTTCTATCCATATAAGCACCACCATTAGTAAAGCCAAACGTAGTCCATTCAAAACCTTCAGCTATAAATGTGGGAGATTGAGTTACCCATCCAGAAGCATTACCGTAAGCTGGTTTTGCCCTCATTGTTTCTTTATAGAAAAATGTCATATAAAAATTACTTGTAGAGTTGTTGTAATCGGATGACACAAGTATATTGTCTTCACCACTTGGGTCTGCTACCTTTTTGTAGAAATATCGCAGACACTTAGCTAACGTAGTTCCAAAGTTCTCATGCTCAAAGGGTGTGGCTGTATCTCCGATTTCAAGCTGGACTTGGGATAAGTAAAAGTTATTACTTGTGCTATCCATCCAGTTAACCGCATTAGATGTACTGTAATGCGATGCATTAGACGACCAAGTATTATTAGTGCCGTGAAATGTTGAACCAAATGCGAGATTAAATGCAACTTGAAATCCTAATGTATTGTTATTAAGAAATGCCCCTCCTGATGCTGTAATAAAGGATGTGCTGCCAGCGGTCGGGGTTATAGTAATTGTTTTCTTTTCCCAAGTATTTGCACTGCTAATTGTGTACTCATTAGGAATTATGTATGGTGTATTAAAGGCTTTATATAAAGCTACTGTGTAAGTTCCTGTTTTATTAGACTTGACCCAAAATGATAGAGTTATCGTTTTTGCAGACGAACTTCCATACTGTAGAGATTGAAGGTTTTGTGCCTCTATGTTGTGATAAAGACCAGCATACTGACCAGCGGCAAGACTTGTATCTGCCGTTGTACATTTTAGAAGAAACGAATAGCCTGTGCCTGTCGGCGTATCAGTTGATTGTTCAGAAGTAACCGCACCGTCATTACTCAATAACCAACCCCATCTATCTGTTGTGTTAAGTGTATTATTTACACCCGCTGTAGCTGCGGTGGCTCTTTGCCAACACTGAAAATCGCCATTGATGATGAAATTTCTGCTAGACAAAACTTGGTCAGTCACCTTCGGTACAGTGACTGCTTCGCTTGCAATCTGGTTAGTGCCAATAGTGCTAAGTGCCATTATGTAATCTCCAGCACACTCAGGACTGCATCACAGCAGTTAGTCTGTGAGCCATAAACTTTTAATACGTCAGTAGCATTCATAACAATTTTCTGAGGCCCTCCGACTGCCACCAGAGATGATCCAACAGGCACGATTGCATCTTTAACCACATGAGTAATGGTGCTTCCGCCATCCAGTAGCTCAACCGTAACGGTTATGGAAACGGACAAGATATTAGCAATGTTGAGGCCAATGATTGTAGTTTCTGTATCGGCGGGGCAAGTGTACAAGGTAGCTTTGGACGATGACGTATCAATGTTTTGCGCCGTGAATGTTTTAAATGCGTTTGCCATTTTCCTATCCTAACGCTATTGCAAATGCCAGCGAGTTATCTGTGAAATTAACAGGACTGCCAGTTGCATCATTAAATATCATCTTTTCTGCTGGCAACGTACAAAATATTGTTCTAGTACCAGACGACCAGCTAACAGCATTATCTGAGTTACTGGACTGCAATATAGTGGTACGAGCAAGAGTCGTCCCAGATAAAGTAAAAGTCCCAATGCCTGTCTCAAAATCAGTCCCGTCAGTGCATGTGTAATAGGTTGTGTTACCATCACCCACTTGACTAAAAGGCTCAAAACCAGTCAAAGCACCAGCTAACGTATATGTGCCAGTGCCTGTGGTTGTGGTTGTCTCTTTGACACGATCTTTAAGTACAAGGGCCATTACTTCAACTCGATTGACAAGTTCCCTGCGTTAATACGGAATATATCGCCAACTGCTATTGTCTTACTTGCGTCCAATGTACCAACGAACAGAATGTTTGAACCGTCAAAGGTCAGCAGTACATTGTCTGAGATTGACACAGCAGTATCCAGAACAATACTGGTCTGGCTATTTACTGTAGCTACTCGCACAACACCGCTGATGCCAGTTCCTGTAACAACATCGCCTACAGCAATTGTTCCGTTATTTGCATCAACCGTCACATTGGCTGATGAGCTAACTGCGCCATTGACAGTTGCCGTAGCAATGTTCTTGTCCGCGATAAAAGCTGTAGTAACTGTGTAAGTAGAGGCGGTTCCAGCGGCGGCGGCGTACTCAACATTGTTGTCGTTAATCACTCGTTGAGTATCACAAACAACAACGTCTGCTGCGCTGTGCGCGGCGGCAGTTGTGCTAGATGTTCCTCGTGTACCACCTGTAAGAGTGTTTGTGCCGTCAAAGTTTAGCGCCACATTATCACTAATGGAAACTGCCGAACTCAAAACAATGTTGTTTTGGTTTGTGACAGTAGCCACTCTTACTGTGCCAGATATACCTGTACCAGTAACAACCATACCAACAGTAATAGTGCCGCTGTTCCCATCGACCGCTACGTTGGCTGATGAGCTAACCGCTCCGTTTGTATTTGCGGTAGCTGTGCCATCTTTACCAGTGTAGGTGATGATTTCATCGTTAATAACAACAGCGCCGGATGACGGGAACGCTTCTGCGTCTGTCAATATAACTTCTGTTGCGCTGTTTGTCAGAGCAACCGCTACGGTTGTTGTTGACTGTTTCCAGTTTGCTGCGGTGACTTGCTGCCTTGTATAGTTGGCATCGTCTGTGTCTACCTGTACTTCTGTAACATTTCCGGCCTCCGCGTTTGACACGGCAGTTGCTAGGCCAACATAAATATCGTTATTTGGCGTAGCAAAAGAGAGTGAATTGTTCTTAAATATGAAGTCAAGAACCCTTCTCTCTAGGTAGTTGGTCGCTGCGTTTGATGTTGCCATCGTTCTTACTCCTGTTTAAGTGCGTGGCCTATCAGGTAGACCTCTCCTGTAGGCATCACTATTCTCTCTAGCTTCAGCCAAATCCTTTAAGCGTTGTATTTCCTGCATGAACCTTTGCTCATACAGTTGCATCATATCCTGTTCACCCTTCATGTAAGTATACGCTTCTACAAGTGAACCGTAAAGAAGGGCATTAGGAGCGTTGGTACTGAGCCAAGTGTTGCCTGTACCTGCGCCAGCCGTGATGCTGGCTGGTCTATAATAATAATGAAGCTCTACCGTATACGCCTGATCTGGTGTAGGACCTACAATAAAGTTGTCTATATCAAAAATACCATAGTATTTTGGGACAGCGTTACTGCCATAGTCAATTGAGTAACGCTGGATAAAGTTTACATCCTTAATATCCAAGAACTCTTTATAGTTGGCTGTTGTAACCTGAAAGGAAAAAGGTGATAAATAATCGTTAGGGACATTTAAGTAGGGGTCACTGGCTGTTAACTGTGAGGTAGCATTTTTCCTAAATAGTTCTAAGTCAACCAGTGTAAAAATACGGTCTTCTGCGCCACGAATAAACACAGGCAGATTAGTTACAAAAGAGGTTTCCTCGTTCTCTGTAAAATCTTTAACTGCGTCTTGTAGCTCTGTGTATGTAAACGACATTTCACCTGCTCACTATACTATTGTTATGTTGCCAACCATACCGCTATGGTTAGTGCACTGATACACTAAAGAGGTATCGCTTGGCTCATGCGGAACAATAAACTGTGTTAACCCGGTTGTAGAATTGTAGTTATCTGTCACCCCTGTTGTAAAAGCAGAGCCGCCATTAGATGTTCTAATCTGCAAAGGATGGCTACCTACATTAGCTGAGTTGTCAATTAGGTATGTGTGTCCCTTGTAGAAGGTAAAGTTTGGATTATTGCCTGACGTTGCCCCGGGACCAGTAAAGGTATACGCGGTGGATCCATTTACGCCAGCGGTGTATTTGGTTACAGGACCGCTTGCTTCATCATTTAAACGTACCCAAGCTCCGCCGTGAGCGAAATACATCGCTCCGAGCGCATGAACATGAGCAATAGCCCCGTGATATGTTGATGCACTGGGTAGGTCACTAAAAGCCGCATAGTAGAAAACGATCTTATTAGCGCCTTGACTAACGTCAAGAACGCCGTTTGTGTCGATAATATCCGTAAGCGTGGTTCCATTACC